TCAGTGACAGATGCGCCAGAGTCGTATGCTTTGCCATTACTCCAGACCCATCCCGCTCCTGACCAGCCACTTAAATTAGTAGCAAAGTCACCGTTAGTAACAAGCTCTGGCCCTTGAGCCAAACCCTTAGACTTATCCAGCATTAGCCCTACAGGCTCTCCCACTGCTGTTACAGGCGTTACACCTTGAGAGTCTTGGTAGAGGGTATGGCTTGGGAAGGCAGCCTTAAACGCGTTCTCAAACGTGCTTAGGATAGGCTGGTAGCTAGAGGCTGTGGAGGCTTCTTCTAGTTGAGCGCCCCAGATGTATATGCCTGATGTACCGTCTCCTGTATATGACGGGTTACGGGAGCTAGCGTTAGTGTTGTCAGTCAAACATATAGTCGCGCCTGATGAGGCTGATGCTGCCGCTGGTGCCGTTACTGAGCATTTGTACCAACCGTCTCCAACATCTTGAATAGCACCGGAAGCGCCACTGCCTACATTGCCAACTACTCCGGCATTAACATCAAAGTTTGCCCAGTCGTTTGCAGTAAAAGTGCCACTAGAAAGTGCGAAAGATAGTTGCAGCCACTTGTATTCATCTTTTTTAACATAAATAGAAAAAGTGTAATCGGCGCCCTCAACAACAGTAAAGCCTAATTGGTAAGCGTTATGAACGGCGCTAGCACTGCTGTTTTCTACTAGCTTATCCGCTGTAGCTGTACCATTAGGAGCTGTGGCCCCATTTAAAGTTATTGAAGAATTTGTCTTAACCCAAGCACTATTATCAAAGCTCTCAGTGTACTCAAGTAAGTTCTTGCGCCAATCAAGCGAGCCTGACGCAGCAGAGGGGTCATACCATACTCCCGCCTCTCCATTGTTAAACAGAGAAGCAGGGCTGAAGGGTTTTTGGTTGGTTGCACCTAGTCGGTTTACGCCTAATCCAAACATGGCTTACACCATTTCTGAAACGTAAGCGATACCAGAGTTACCTGCCGTGATGAAAGAGATTACGTTACCTTTGTATACGTGTACGTACTCAATGGTGTTTGCGGGCAGATAAGCAGAAACTGTTGAGGCAGTGCCAGTGACACTGTAGAAACAATCGTCGTTAGCTACAATACGAGCTACACGAGCATCACCAATAGCGGAAGCAGAAGCTGCACTTGCTGAGAGGTTTACGGTAGAAGTAGTAGAAGGACGAAGGACTTGTATTGCTTTTGAGTTACCATCTTTTGCTAAAGTTGACATATTGTAGTTTTCCTATGTATAGATAGAAAGGCGTATAGCCCGAAGTAAAGAAGAGGGAAGGGAGCCCCGTGAGGAGCCCCCTAATTTGTCTTATGCACCTACTGCTAAGACGAGACCAGCTTCTGGACGAAGCACCTGAGTACCGTACAGGCAATCAGCAGTGTACAGGGTTCCAAGGAATTCCTGCTTGTACTGAGTCTGTGAACGGATAGCCTGCTGCTCAGCAAGTACCAGAGCATCTTTGTGGAACAACATAGCGCCACGAGTTGCTTTGTTACCGTTGGCAGAGTTAGCTGCTTCCAGAACAGGACAGTTAGTAGAAACCAATACGTCAACACCGTAGATGCTACCAATCTTACCAGAGACAGCGCCTTTAGTGTCAGAGTAGTCTACGTTTACGTACTGCTCAGTACCAAGGATAGAGTTACGCAGTACAGGTGGAATAGCGAAAGTACGGCCATCCATAGGTACGTCAGCGTCATCTAGCTTCTGAATCATCTCACGGAATGCAGCGTCGTTAAATACGTCAGTTGCAGTCAGAGTGTCGTCAGCGTACTGAGTCAAGCCACCAGCGCTATCTACGTCGTTGTAGAATACGTTGTTGCCAGCAGTAGTCCAGTTAGCACCAGTACCAGCGCCAAGCTTCTTACCAAGCTCAAACAGGTCGTTGTCAATCTGCTTAGCAAGGCCGTAACCTGCGTCACCAGTGTAGAACTGACGCATGGAAGCGAGAGCCTGTACTTCGGTGATGTCTTCAATCAAACGAGAGAATTCGAAGTGACGGTCAATAGTAATCAACACTTCTTCTTCAACACCAGCCTGAATAGTAACAGCAGTCTGTGCAACTTTCTGGTGAGCTGAACCACGGATAGGCTTAGGGACGTGAATCACATCGCCTTTCTTACCGGTCATGCCCATTTTTTTAACGGCGTTAGCCAATACTAGGTTAGACTTATAGGCAGCAATTACCTCGTCACTCCAGATTTCTGGAATAAACTTAGCTGAGCTAGTGTTGTCTGTTGCGCCGCCCTGTGCGGGATATACTGAATCGTTAATAGCCATAATATAAATACCTTGTTAAATAATAATAATAGTTTAGTTAGCGAACCCTCTTCTCAGCGTAAGCCTGTGTAATCTCATCTGACAATGCTAAGTAGCGTTCTGGGTCTGTTTGCATAAGTTTAATAATGTCTGAACGTCTGTAAATCTTTCTAGACTGTTGTTGTCCATTACCCTTTGTACTTCCTGTAGAGGCTGACTTGATTGCTTCCTTACGTCCTGCCTTCTCAGCAGCTAAGGTCTGAGTTACTACACCTTGACGTTCCTTCCAGTTAGTGAGAAGTTCGTCAGCGGCTTCGTAATCATAACTACGGTCTGCCTGAGCAAAGAGCTGGGTTCTAATCTTAGAGCTTTTAATCCAGTCAACAAACTTAGAGTCAGCAATGACCTCTTTCATATCTGGGTGTCGTTGGTTTAGTTGTGACAGCGCAGATGCACGTTTGTTTTGTAGAGTTGTTTCCTCAGCCTTCTTAATGGAAGGATGATTAGCAATAGCTCTAGCGACAGCCTTGTCTGGGTCTGAGAAAAAATCTACTTCTTCTTCAGGTTCTTGCGGTGTTACTGGTGTATCGGTGGCATCGAGTTGTGTCTGAATGTAACTGTCAACAACGCTACGTAACTCCCCTACTTCACTGCTTTGTCTACCTAAAAGCTTCTCAGCCTCTTGGTGCATTCTAACAATATCAGCAGTTGACTTTCCTTTGTACTTCTCAGGGATGTCGTCTTCTTCTTCTTTTTCGCTTACCTCTGGCTGAGGGGATGGCTCTTGTTGTGGAGCTTCCTCTGCTGGAGCTTGGTCAAAAGTAGTAATTTCTTCGCCGTCGTTAACGTCTTCAGGACGCTCGTCTATAAGTGTTGCCATTATTAAACTCCGTGATTTATTATCATTGTGGAGGTTTACATTATGTAAGGATTCGGTTAGGAGTTAGCCTTACGCTCTTGAGATAACTTCTCTGCTCTATTTCTTTCCCACTTCCTAGTGGCTTTGATAGAGTCTCCTGATATTGCGTCTATCTTACAACGCACAGGTGTTATCTGTTTCTTAGAAGGCTGACCACACTCATGGCAGTCGATTACCTTCGTATCTCTTTTTACTAGACCTTCAGTGACGTGTCCGTTGTCACACTTAAAGTCAAACATAATCATTCTTCGTTAGGCTGTGATAGAGCCTCCTCCGCATCCCTAAGCTGATTCTCTAGGGTAAGCATATAGGAGATGACATCTAACTGACCTTTACGGAAGTTCAGGTCTCTTTCATCCACAGTAGACCTAACTGAATCAATGTTGGAAGACTGGGTTTCTAGGTCTCCCATCAGTTCTTTCCATCCCTCAGTACGGAATAGAGTAAACATGTCTTCGTAGTACTTTTGTAGCTGTCTATCTTCTATCAACTGTTTCTCCTTTAGTGGACAGTTTAGTTTATAAACAAAGTAACTAATTAAAGAATACTATAGTACATTATAGCATATTTTAGAGCAAAAGTCAAGAAGTATTTTATCTATGTTTAGATGTCTTCTTAGCAATCTTTTTAGGCTGAGAACTATGTTGCTTGCCAGCCTTAGTGTCTTTCCGTTTCTTAGCCGTGGTAGCTGCGTACTGTTTAGTAGACAACGCAGCACGGGCTGCTTTAGGAAGATAACGCTCTCCAGTGGCTTTCTTACCTTGAGTGCTGGGTTTGCCTGACTTAGTGCCCCACTCTTCCTTAGTCCACTTCTTCAGGCTCTTCTGTGATTTCTTAAGTGCCATTAGTCTTTATAGCCTCCACCCTTAGCCTTATACTCCTTGGCTAACATCTGAGCTTTCCTTGCAGACCATTGTCCAGCCTTTCCACCCTTAGTGCTTGCTTTAATCTTATTAAACAAGTTCTTACGCATGGTAGGC